TGCTGTTGCAATTTCGTCTACTAGGTCAACTTTAGCTTCTGGAACTTCAACATAAGATTCTGCAAACAAGTCTTTTAGACCGTTCATGAAACCTTCTGCAATCTCAGCGCGTAGCCCTGATTGTACTGCAAGTTTGTTGTCATCCATCCACTGCTCAACCACATAGTCGAGGTAGCTATCAACTTTCTCTACAAGATCAGCTTTCGTTGATTCAACTTCTTCTGCTAATTGCTCAGCATATTCAGTCTCTAAACGATTGATCTCTTCAGATAGTTTTGATTTTACCGCTGCTTCAAAAATTACTGCTGTTTTGGCTTTAAACTCATCACTGAGTGTTGCCTCAGATTCGACAAGAGCATTTAGGTCTTCACTAAAATCTCCATCAAATTCAACTTCTTCTGCCGCCATTGCTTTGCCGCCAGCAGGTTTTAATTCAGACGGTTGGCTGTTACTCTTATCACCTTTGCGATGTTTGGCTTTTTTGCCTGCGGCTTCTGCCTTATCGTTCGCTGCTAGTGATTGAGCTTCAGCATTTTTTGGATCGTGAGCTTCTTCGATTTCCTCGTCGAGCTCTACATCCTGGTCTTCGATTTGATCAGTCATGCTTGACTCCTTTATCATGATTGTTTCAATAACGAGAGGAAATTCTTATACTCACGAGTTTGAACCTCATAAAGGTCCGCGCGTGGAGCACGTTTAATTTCAGTCTCTATCTTTTCAATTTCTCGAGCTTCAATGATGCCATTATTCCAGATCCAATCTACACCTTCCATTATTCCATTAACAAAAGCATTTGGTGCAGATGGGTCTTGTACGATATCAACCGTATTAAGCATAAAGTCATCTTTGACGTACATAGTTCCGTTACGTTGCTCAAGGCTACCCATACCACGAGTTGAGACACCGAGTTGAACACCACCTTCTAGTAAACCTTTAACGATATTACCCATTGGAGTATCCAGGATTCGTGCCTTACCCATAACATCATTTCCCTCAAATTTGAGATCTGTGATCTTATGAGATACTTTATCCAAGTTAACAGTAGGTCCATCAGGGTGATTTAATTCACCAACCGCTCTGTTCTTGGAAACTTGTTCATCGACATATTTCTTAACAGCAGATTCCATAACTGCTTTAGGATATACTCGACCATTTCTATTTTTAGATTCAGCTTGCATAAAGACGCCTTCAATGACATGAGACTTTGAGCCATCTTCTTTCTTTTCAACAATGCACTGAACATTCGTTTCAGTATATTCTGTAATTAGCTTCATCTAGTTAACCTTTATATTGCTTTATAAACTCTTTACCCATTTTCTCAGCTTCTCTCTGAGTCTTATAGGTATCAAGCTTTTCGCCATCAATGTAAACAACAAACATATTCTTCTCTTTATGAATCATAAGGGCAATACGATTAATTCTTTTATCGTATACATGAACACCAGGAGGCATTCCCTTCTTCATAGCTTCTCTAATATGTTTAAATGTTTTTGTCATCTTTGTTCTAACTTTTATTTATAATTATTTTAATTTCAGGTAATATTATTATCCAATTCAAACTTATACAGTGCGTAATTGTCGTACAGTTTTTTCACTTTATACTTCTGTAAGAATCTAGGTATTTTTTTCTCATTATCAATAACAAGTATTTTGTCTACATACTTTTTTAAATTTTTAAACACAATTTTAATATCATTGTGGGTCTCACAGTCTTCTGTTAATGCTGTAAATCTAACTAATAAACCATACTCATACTTTCTTTGACAGTTGTATATAATATAATCATCAAAAATACTATTAGTCCAATATGTAACTTTACTATTAAGTCTGTTCCGTACAACCAGATAAGGATCTAATTCCGGTATTAACTTTCTATTTGCCACAGTGATAATTTTCATTTCAGTACAGTCGATACTATAATTTTTTGTTTTACCTACTGATTCTAATAATCCTATACCTGTTCCAATGTTTAGAACTTGTTTATTGTCAACATTGTTTTCTTTTAAATAATTTACTATTGATTCTGATACACCATACAAATCTTTTAAATGATCAACGCTTAGGTATTGCACCATGTGTTTGTTAAACATAAAATCTAAATCATCATATCTAAGCAAACTCTCTACTAACTCATTTTGATACGATAATGCTAAATCATGTATCTTCAAGCTCTTCTTCATCTTCTAATTCTGCTTCAATTTCTTCATCAGTAATATCATCATCTTCAATATCGCTTTCCTCATCTTCATCACTAGTCTGTCCGAACATCTCTCCAGCAACAGAGATTTTCTCTTGCTCTAGAGCATCGTCCATTTTACTTCTCATAATCTCTACGAATGTAGGTCCAGCTTTACCAAACTCTTGATTAGCTACATCATTAATAAAATCTTCAATTTCCATTACTATCTCCATTATTTACATTGATATCTATCTTATGTTTTTGACCTTGAGGTTCGGGCGGCGCTTCTTGCTCCGCCTCTTCGTCATTATCAATCTCACCAGAAGCTTGCTCTGCTGCTATTTGTTTTTTCATTTCTTTAATCGCATCATCATCTAATTGTAGTACATTCTTCATAACATATTCTTTAGAGAAAAACTCTCCTACATATTGCTGCATGTTATCTAAAGTTTGTAATCTATTCTGTATTAACTCTGCATCTTTAAGTTCAGTGAAGTGATTATCTCTTACATAATCAATGATTATATCTTGTTGCCAATTATTCCAATCTTCTTCTGTAATAATCTGCTTCATAATAAGTTGTTTTTTAAGAATCTCTGTGAACAACATCGAGAAACGTTTTCTTAGACGATCGATAAACTTCTGGAACTTAACTTCATCTCTGTTAATCTCTGTAGAGCGACCTAAAGAGAATTGAGCTTCTTGTTCTAATCTATTGATAGGAACATTTAAGGATCTATAAAGCCGTTTTTGAAAATAGACGATGTCGTCGATTTGTCCAAGATTTTCACCGCCTGGAAGTGTAGAGATTTCTGTTCCACGACCACCTTCCCGACGAGGGAGCCAAAAGTCTTCAAGCATCGACATATGTTTGCGATCATCTCTAATCTTCCCTGTATCAGCATCATATACTAATTTATTACGGTAACGAGCCATAATATCTTTCATATATGTTTCAGCTTTACCTCTTGGCAGGTTACCTACATCAATGTAAAAAATTCTACGTTCAGGAGCTCGAGCTAATCTGTAAATGACTAACGAGTCTTCCATCATACGCAATTGGTTGATAGGTTTTAGAGCTTTGTGTAAATATGATACAACTCTCTTGCGGTCCACATCTAATAAACCAGAAGTTACATATGATACAGAATCATTTGATAGTTTAATGCCTTGATTCATACCACCTGGTTTTTCTTGATAAATGTAAAACTCGTTTACATTCTCTACTAAAGATGCTCCAGTAGCTGGATCTTTTTTCTTTTTTATTTCTTTTACTTTACGTACCTTTGTAGCATCGATAGGTCTGATCTCTTGGATACCTGCCTTTAAGTTCTTTTCGTCTACTACTAGATGATGGTAAATACGTCCATCAACATACCACCTTCTAAAAACATCATGACCTAATTCTGTAAATTTAAGCATAGAACATAAATTATCAAATTCTTCTGTCATAACCTTTTTAAGTTGATCACTAAGTCCTTCTACATGATCTAAAATAAGTGATACAGGTGATTCATTTTCACTAGCTGTGATTGATTCGTTTACAATATCTTCTACTGCTGCGTCTACTTCTGGATGAGTTGCAACAGCTCTATATTGTCTAATATTTTGTAAGTTATCTTTGGCATGATCACCTTCACCTAAGTTTACATAAGTGCCATAATGAGCGCCGGCTGCTGTAACATAGCCTGCTCCATCCTGATCAACAGGAGGTACAATAGATTGCATTTTCTCTGCATTTCTATCTTTAGCTCGTTTTATCTCAAAACCAAATAATCTAATGCCTTCGTTATCAGCCATAGTAATTCCTAAACTAAGTTGGGAGGGGCCATTACAGCCCCTCTAACTATTTATCGAGTTAAGAAGTAGTTCCTGCTTCCCAGTATTGTACTTGGAATTCTACAGAGAATCTCTCAATTTCGTTCTCCAAGCCGTAGCTTAGATCAATTGGTGAGAGTGCTGTTGGAAAACAACCACGGAAGTTATAAGTCTTCAACACAGATCCATCTTTGTCAATTTGATCAACAACTAGATCTGCTTCGTAATCAACAGGGTTTGTTAGACCAGTATTTGCACTATGTGCATTCATACCATTCATCCAACGTTCCATAGCATCTCTAACATTGAAGTCTGTATCGTTAATAATGGTTGGAGTCCACACATCAAATGTACGATCTCCAGCCATCTTTAATTGACGACCACGGAAAGGAACAATAATTGTACCCATTGTGGAAGCAGGCAACTGAGCTGCTTCGCACAAGAACGATGTTAATTCTACATCGCCATTTGCATAACCTGGGAAGTTGATTGTCGCCTTAAATAAATTAGGACGAGCTCCACCTCCACGTAATTTTGCTTTAAAATCATCGACGCCTAATACTGCCATCTTCTATCTCCTATACCTGTAATCCAGCGACTTCTTCGAAGTCTACACCAGATCTAACAGCAACAAAGTTAAGAGTGATGTAGTTAATAGAGCGTGCAGGTTTGATAAAGATGTTCGCTACGAACTCGTTTCTATCAATAACTGCTGCTGTGTTGTTTGTGTCATCACATACAACTCTAAAATCTGTAATACCTCTGCGCCCTTTGATCTCTCTCAAGAACGGTTCTACGATATTTACAAACTCAGCTCTGGTAAATTCATCGTTTAACTCAAACAATGTATTTCTAGCTGCTAGTGCGATTGCTCTTTCTACCACATTAAAGAGGCGACGAACATTGATACGATCAAATGCTGAAGGTCTATTTAAGTGTGTTTTGTCACCATAAAGCAAAATACCTTGTCCTGGTAAATTTGCAATGGGGTTGATACCTGCTTTATACAACGTATCTCTTTGAGCTTTGGTAGGTGTGTAAGCAAGTGATGTTACTCCCAGATAAACCCCACGCCGCGATCCTGCAGGAGAGAACCATGGAGCTGCATCGTTATCTGACGCTGCCATAATACCTGCTGTCGCTCCAGAACCTGGTACAAAGATGTACTTATCGTTATACTTATCGTACACTTTTAACCAGTTATTATCTACAAAGAGATAGGAGCTGTAAGTATAATCAGCTACATCTGCTATTGTTGCAGTGACTGGATCTGAGTTATTTACAACTGAGTTCTTTGCAGGTGATGTGACTACAACACAATCTTTACGAGTTGTTCCAGCTGTCGCTACCATATCGTCTACAATAGTTTCTTGATCTGTAGCTGTTGTCATTGGAGGAGCTAGCATAAAGTCAACGGAGATAGTGTCCTTGTCGTTAAAGACGTCTAACGCTGTTAGAATGTTAGATGTAGTTCTATTGCCATTAGCTCCATCTTGTAGAGACAAAGCAGCATTAGAATCTAATTCTGCATTAACTCTAATGTAGCTAGAACCTCTATTAATTACATCTTTCTCATAGTTAGTTGAACCATCTGAAAGTGTAGCTGAAGAAGAGCTGTTTACAAATGCATATCTCTCTAGCACAGTACCAGCTGTACCTGTAATTGTACCATCTTCGTCCGTTACCAAGACGTGACGTTCTGTACCTGTTGGTGCTGCGTCAAAGTTGGTTTTTAGAGGATCTGAACTCGAAAGTCCTGCCCAAGTAATCGGACCAGCAGCTGATACTTTTAGCGAGTTACCAAGCTCGCCTGCGTGCTTAGCAAATACAGTACCAGTCCATGTACCTGCATCAAATGCATCGTTGTTTTTAATTAGAGCAGCTGTTCCTGCGCTGTTAACTGAGTTAAGCGATCCAGAATCAGCAATTCTAGAAACCTGTAATGAGTTAGTATATCTTAAGAAGTTAGCAGCGTTTAAAAAATCAACTGCGTAACTATCGCTGGGCGAACCAAATGTTGAGGCTAGCTTTGCTTCGTTATCAACGAGCGTGGCCTCTTCCATCGGACCCCAACGGAAACTTCCAGCTAATGCGCCAGTGGTAGATTGGACGTTTGGAACGCCACCTGTAAGGTCTACCTCTTTGACTACAATGGCTGGAGATTCGGAAGGTGCGCCTATTGCCATTTATCTTTTCCTTTTCCAGTAATCGAATTATATGTTTTCATAATACGGATGTTCAATTACTGGTATTTATAATTCTTATTATTTAGTAAGCTGCGCCCCAATCTTCGACCCATTTCCGTGTATTCCACTCATCTTGTTGTTCTTCTTGTTCTGCTGCAGCTATTCCATCATCAATGAACCCAAACGGTAGTACATCTTCTTCTATAGCTTTCATTTGCTGTTCAAACATCATAGTTTTAATATTAACATCGGTTAGTTGAGAAAAATAATTACCTGTAGCAAAATACCCAAACATAACCAAGTTCATCATAAGATCATCGTGATTACCATCTGAGGCCTCATATGATTGACCTTTAGATATAAATGTGCTACATTCTAAAATAGTATTCTGATCAACTAGCTCTAGCTTCTTTTCTTCTAAAAGATCTTTAATACCAGAACAACCAATGCGCTTAGTCTTTCTATTAATTTCAACTCCTAATCTATTTGACTTTACCGCTGATTCAATAAACATATTTTCATACTCTAAATCATAATACAACCCATTACATACTAAAGTTCCTTGATCATTTGACTCTATTACTACCCAAGCCTCGTTGTAGACTTTTGCAAATTTATATATAATGTTAGGGAAGAGTAATGGAGAGATAAGGTTATTGCGATACACAGCAACCTGTTTAAAAGGTCTGGTGCTAATATCGATTAAATTAAAAGTAGAATAGTCCTGTCCTCTTCCTTTAGAAACATCTACAGTCATCACATACTGATGATCCCTTTCTGGTTCTTTATAGATCCAAACGCTATTACCTTCAATTAATTTCAATGGAGGTTCTGCTCTAAATCCCATTAAAGTTTCGGCATTAATAAGCGTATCTCCAGTCCCGAAGAATGTATTCCCAAACTCCTGATCGAATTGTAATTGACTTGTATTGGCAATAGTTTGATTCTTCCACTCGTCGTCTCGTCCTGGAACATCCCACCAGTCAACTCTAAATGATTTATACTCATTTACCTCTTGTACTGCACCAGTCCATATCTTTTCAAACTGATTACCAATACCATTAGCTGTAGAGGTGATAATAACCTTTGTATCTTTACCAGAAGAAATAACCGGATATGTTGATGTATAGAACTCAGCTGCATTCTCTACAAATGCAAATTCGTCTAAGTACAATAGGTTTACAGACATACCACGAATTGAAGATCCTGATGTAGCTGCAGATACTATTCGACTATTATTTGAAAATTCTATTGATCTTTTATTAAGAGCTTTGCAACCAGGCTGTAAGAAAAAAGGTAGATGCTCTAGCATAAGTGTTACTCGTCCAAGCATCTCCTGCGCTGTTGCACCTTTGTTAGCAAGGATAGCAATAACCTTTTCAGGATGAAAAATAGAATACCACAACAGAAAAGCAACAGAACTGATAGACTTGCCGGACTGGCGACAAGCAAGAACAATAGAAAAACGGTTTCTACGAAAATGTTCAAACATATCCTCCTGGTATGGATAGAGTTCAAAAGGTACTAAACCTCTATCAACATGAATGATCTTACAGTATGTTGAAGCAAAGTAACCAGGATCTTCTAAACACTTTTTGTACTCCATAACCTCGTGTTTAGTAAAGTTGTGGACTACACCGTCTCTTTTTATGTTTACGTTGCCAAGATAAGTGTCATTCATCTTTCTGATAGTCGCTAATGTCAACTATATTTTCCTCATCATCTAAAAGCATACGCTGTAAATCACTCGTGGAACCAATAAACACATTATTAGTAGTTTGATTAGGAAGCTCTACTGGGACATCTTCTTTATCGAAGTCCTTTTTCTTTTTATGTAGGTCTAACAAAGACCCATTTATATCACCCATATTTTTCATCATATTTGATAGCACTTCAAAAGCACGAGGATGCTCTGTAGCTCTTGCCACTTCCATCATGTCTTCTAGAGCTGAAGATCCTTTAGCTAAAAGATCGTGGTATATTTGTCTAGAATATTCAAAGTCATTATTTGCATTATCTTTTGTCAAAACAAAATCCTATAGAGCTGCTATCCTTAGCTTGAATGCTCCAAAACTATCACTCGCTGATAATTCTGTTTGCAAAGTAGCTAGCGTAATAGTTTCTCTCAATGAAACATAAGATGAGTCTACTAAAAAACTTATATCACTATCCACTCTTCCTGAAGTATAAAATAAATTAGTAGATCCTTCAGTCAATCCATCAGTAGTTTTATTGGCAAAATTAGAATCAAATCTAGCAGCCGTGTAATATAGATTAGTGGCCCCTTCTGATATGTTATCAGAGGTTTTAGTTCCCAATTGAGTATCTACTCTGTCGTTAGTATAATAAAGATTAGTACCTTCAGTTAAATCGGAAGTTGTTTTAGAGTTAAAATCAGAGTCAAACCCTAGGTATGTTACAGTATCTACTCTAAGATTGACATAATCTGAGTCTACAATGTTAGTAACAAAAGCACTATCTCTAATGTTTTGATTAGCTTGAATGTACGAACTATTTACAATACCAGTAACGAAAGCACTATCTCTGATGTCCTGTATGGATTGTATATAATTACTGTCGACAATGGACGTTATGTAAGCTGAGTCAGCTAACCCTTTTACATAACCTGCATTTACTCTGTAATGAATGTAATCTGAGTCGATGATATCAGATACAAATCCGCTATCTCTAAAAACGTCTGCTTGTCTTAACTGAACATAATCGGAATCAATAAGATTTCTGACCGCATTAGAATCAAAAATACGACCATTTAGATCGGTAAAGTTACCGTCTAATTCAGAATATGTTAAAGCAGAGCCTTTCGTGTTTCTAAGTGTAATGGCCATTTATTGCTCCTAAGTTTCGAAATAGTCTTCTTCGACGAACCCAAAGAACACATAAGGTTGATATGGGAATGTCTCGTCAATAACGTAATTGAATCCAAAGTCTGAATCAGCTAAAATATTAGCTGGATTTGGAGTAGTAGTAACTCTAGTAAATTGCTTATCAGTATTGCCTGTATCAAATACGTCAGCAATAGCTCTGGTAATGACTCCTGTTTCGGATATGGGTCCATAGAAGTTTATTCTCATATCAAAGCTTAATGTATATATAATCGTTCTGCGTTGTTCTAAAGCACCTTCATAATCATCTGAAAAATCAACACCCACTAAGGCTATGGGAACATCTTCTTTAATCGAAGGATGATCAGCAAAGGGTTTCATCGTCAAAGTGTATTGTGGATTGAAATAAGGTAAAATCTGCTCGACAATCTGCAAAGAGTCATCTTGATTTTTAGCATATATTGATAATTGAAACCCTATATTGTAAGGAACAAACGTATTAAATTTGTTTCTAGTGTTAGCAGATGTTCCTCTTTGAGTGTAATTGTTTACTTTTTGTAGTTGTCTTGAAGCATCATATTGTATAGAAGTTATTTCAAAAGACATACGGGGCAACTTAATA